GACGTTCCGGGTTCCTCGCCTGGTGTCAGAGATTCAAGGCGCCTTCGAGTTCGCCGACACTGACGTCTTCATGGAATTCCACGACTGGTCGCTGTTGAACCATTCGTTCAAGCTGGGCGAGGTCGAGTTTGCAATCCGCGAGACGGCGCGCAGCTTCGAGATCGACCTCGACGGTAGCCGCATCACCTATCAATTCGCCGATGAGGCCGAGCAACTGGCGCTGGATGTCGATGTCGATGGCTGGACACCGGAGGCATTGGTACTGTGGCTCGACCGGCAGGTGCGCCAGCAGGATATTCACCAAAGCGAACTGTTGCGGTGGCTGCGCGACCTCGTTGGCCATCTGATCACCGCCCGGGGCATGCACATCGCAGCACTCATGCGCTGCAAATTCATCCTTGCCCGCAAGGTCCGTGAAAAGCTCGCGGCAATTCGCCAGCAGGAACGCAACGGCGTCTACCAGCGTTATCTGTTCGCGCCAGAGGCCAAGGTCGATGTTTCGTTCGATCAGGCCTTCATTTTCAAGGATGGGATGTACTGGGATCAACGCCGATATCGCGGGCGCTGGAAACCCCGTAGACATTTCCTTGGTCCTGAGAATGTTCCCGTCTTCGACGGTGCCGAGAATGGTGAGGAATTCCAGTGTGCGCAAGCTATCGACAGCTTGCCCGGCCTGAAGTTCTGGATCCGAAACGTTGCACGCCACCCCAACTCGTTCTGGTTGCCGACTGCGACCGACAAGTTCTATCCAGACTTCGTGGCTCGGATGGAGGACGGAAAACTGCTCGTTGTCGAATACAAGGGCGCGCATATCGCCGACGGCGCAGACACCGCTGAAAAGCGGACCATTGGCCAATTGTGGGAAAGAAATAGCGGTGGCAAGGGCTTGTTCGTCGTGGTTGAGAAGACCTTGGATGGCAAGGATATGCGGACACAGATGATCGAGAAAATCGGCACCTGATAGCGCGCAGGTCGTTTTGACACCGAACATTCCCGGCGCTTCCCAACCGCTCTGATACCCCGGAGGCGCTGGAAATGAGACAATCCGCACCATGCGGACGCTCCTTCATCGCCTTTTTGGCCTCACGCGCACGCGCGGCTTTGACGCTGCGGGTGGTGGCCGTCGCTGGGAAGGTGCGCGGACGGTCGATGGGCTGAACACGGCGATCCTGGCGGGTGCCACCACTGCGGCGCGACGTGCGGGATGGTATGCGCGGAATAACCCATGGGTCGCGGCGGCGGTGGACAGCCTGGTGGGCAATGTCGTCGGGGCCGGTATCAAGCCGCAATCCACCCATCCCGACCGGGCGGTGCGCGAACGGCTTCAGGTACTGTGGCTGCGTTGGACGGATCATGCGGATCCGGGCGGGCTGGCGGATTTCTATGGGCTGCAGGCCATGGCTGTGCGGGCGATGATTGAGGGCGGCGAGAGTTTCGCACGGCTGCGTGTGGTGCCGGATGCGGCCGCCGTTCCCTTGCACATCGACCTGCTGGACCGGGACCTGGTGCCGCTGGATCTGCATCGCGACATCGGTGGTGGCGCGCGCATCCGGGCGGGGATCGAGTTCAACGGCGCTGGGCAGCGCACCGCCTACTGGGTCATGCGCGACCGGCCCGGCGATCCGCTGACCTCCCTTCGGCTGGAACCGCTGCGCTTGCCCGCCACGGATTGCCTGCATTTGTTCAAGCCTCTGGCCGCTGGCCAGTTGCGCGGGATCACCTGGCTCGCTCCTGTGCTGCTGCGGCTGCATGAGTTGGACCAATTCGAGGATGCGGCGCTGGTCAAGGCCAAGGTCGCAGCCCTGTTCACGGGCTTCATCACCGATCCAGACGGCACAGCGGGCGGCCTGACCGGCACCAACTCGGGCGGCGCGCTGACCGTGGGCATGGAACCCGGCAGCCTGATCCCCCTGCCGCCCGGCACCGACATCCGGTTTTCCAACCCGACCGAGAGCGATGCCTATGGACCTTTCGTCAAGAACCACCTGCGCGCCGTGGCCGCTGGCATGGGCCTGCCCTACGAACTGGTCTCGGGCGATCTGGAGGGCGTGACCTATTCCTCGATCCGCGCTGGCCTGATCGAATTCCGCCGCCGGGTCGAGCAGTTGCAGCACAATGTGGTCGTGCATCTGTTCTGCCGCCCGGTCTGGGACCGCTTCGTTCGGCTGGCGGTGCTGTCAGGTGACTTGCCCGCGCGGGATTTCGACCGCGATCCTGCCAGATATCTCGGCTGCGAGTGGCTGCCACCCAAGTTCGATTATGTCGACCCCAAGAAGGACGTCGAGGCCGAGATCCTTGCCATCAACGCTGGTCTCAAAAGTCGACGTCAGGCGATTTCCGAACGGGGCTACGACGCCGAACAGGTCGATGCCGAGATTGCTGCCGACAAGGCACGCACCGATGCGCTGGGCCTGAGCTTCGGTGCGCCGCCTGTCCAGAAGGAGGACGTCCCTGATGAATGACACCGTCACCCTGCTGACCCGCCGCGCCGACCTGGCACCGGCCAGCGCCAATCGCGATGACCGCACCGTTGAGGTGATATGGTCCACAGGCGCGCCCGTGCGTCGTCGTGACATGGCTGGCCCGTATGTCGAACGCCTCAGCCTTGCGCCCGAGGCGGTGGACCTGTCGCGCCTGCAGGGCGCCAGCGTCCTGGATGCGCATCGCCAATCCGCCGTCCGCGATGTGCTGGGCAGCGTGCAATCCGCAACCGTCGATGGCCAGCGCGGCACGGCACTGATCCGCTTCTCGGCTCGCCCCGAGGTGGAACCGCTCTGGCAGGACGTCCTGTCCGGGATCCTGCGGCACGTCTCTGTCGGCTACTCGGTCGAGGAATGGGCCGAGGCCACCGAGAATGGCGCGCGCGTGCTGACCGCCGTGCGCTGGACGCCCCACGAGATTTCACTTGTCCCCACCCCGGCTGACCCGGGTGCCCGTATCCGCATGGAGACCAACATGACCGACACCACCATCACGCCTGCACCGCCTGAGACCCAGACCCGCGCAGCGATCAACACGGAGATCCGCTCCATCGCCCGCATCGCCGGGCTGGACCAGTCCTGGATCGACGGCCAGATCGACACCACCGCCGATGCAGACACCGCCCGACGTGCGGCCTTCGAGGCGCTGGCAACCCGCAGTGCGCCCACGATCCGCACCGAGCAGGTCCGCGTCGAGATGGGCGAGAGCCATGATGACCCGGCCCTGCGCGCCCGACAGATGGGCGAGGCTCTGTATGCCCGGATCAACCCGCGCCATGACCTGAGCGAACCGGCCCGCCGCTATGCCTATTCCACGCCGGTGGACATGGCCAAGGAACTGCTGACCCTGCGCGGCGAGTCCACGATGGCGCTATCGCCCGCCAGCCTGGTCACCCGGGCGCTGCACACGACGTCCGACTTCCCGATCATCCTCGGCAACACCGTGGGCCGGGTGTTGCGCGATGCCTACCAGGCCGCGCCTTCCGGCATCCGCCGTCTTGGCCGCCAGACTTCGGCGCGGGATTTCCGGTCGGTGAACAAAATCATGCTGGGCGAAGCGCCGCTGCTGGAAAAGCTGAACGAGCACGGCGAGATCAAAGCCGGGACGATGGCCGAGGCGCGCGAGGCCTACAAGATCGAGACATGGGCCAAGAAGATCGGCATCACGCGGCAGGTGCTGGTGAACGACGACCTCGGGGCCTTCTCGGACCTTGCCCGCCGCATGGGCCAGGGGGCGGCAGAAACGGAGGCGCGGATCCTCGTGACCCTGCTGGAGGCGAACAGCGGCAACGGCCCGACTCTGTCGGACACGAAGGCCCTGTTCCATGTCGATCACGGCAACAAGGCGGGCAGCGGCGCCGTTATCTCCGATGCCACCCTGTCGGCAGCCCGGCTGGCGCTGCGCACCCAGAAGGGCATTGACGGTCGCATCATCCGCGTCACGCCGAAGAACCTGCTGGTGCCGCCTGCGCTGGAGACGGTGGCCGAGAAGTGGCTGGCGACCATCGCACCCGCCACAGCCGCCGACGTGAACCCCTTCTCGGGCGCGATGTCACTGGTGGTCGAACCCCGCCTGTCCAGCGCAACCCGCTGGTATGTCACCGCTGATCCGAGCGAGATCGACGGCCTCGAGTTCGCCTACCTCTCGGGCAACGAAGGGCCCCAGGTGGAAAGCCGGTCGGGCTGGGACGTGGACGGCGTGGAAATCCGGGTGATCCTGGACTTCGGCGCAGGCTTCATCGACCACCGCGGCTGGTTCCAGAACGCGGGCGCGTAGTGGCAGACCTCGCCCAACTCACCGCCTGGCGCGATGCCCTGATGGCCGCCCGCTATCAGGGCGTCCGCACCGTCGAATACGACGGCAAGCGGGTGACCTATGCCAGCGACGCCGAGATGGCGGCGGCGCTGGGCGACCTCAACCGCCAGATCACCGGCACGACGGCGCGCATCGCCGTGGTCCGCATCCAATCCTCGAAAGGGCTCTGACAATGCAGAACTACATCCAGAACGGTCAGGTCATTACCGTTGCCGCACCCGCAGGAGGCGTCACCTCGGGTGAAGGGCTGATCGTCGGCAACATCTTCGGCGCCAAGCTCGCCGACCTCTCGCTGATGCGCACCATCGGCTGGTCGCTGGTGCTCTATTTCTTCGTGCTGATCAGCCTGTCGCTGACGGCGCACAATCCGATCCTGCTCGCCATCTGCTGTTTCCTCATCGGCTGCAGCTTCGTCGTCGGCCCGGCGCTGCAGACGCGCCTGATGGACGTTGCCGGCAACGCACAGACGCTGGCCGCCGCGCTCAACCACTCCGCCTTCAACGTCGCCAATGCGCTCGGCGCGCTGTTCGGCGGCATGTCGATCAGCGCCGGCTATGGCTATGGCTCGATGGGTTTCGTCGGCGCTGCAACGGCCGTCGTCGGCTTTGGCGTCTTCATGGTGTCGCTGACGCTGGAAAAGATGGACCGCGCCGCAACGCCCGCC